ACGGTCAGCTTCTCCACGGGCACGCCCGGCACGGATGGCGCGACCAACGTCACCGCAGCCCTGCTGGTGGGAAGCGATTCGGTGCCACGCACCGGCATGTATGCTCTGCGCGGCCAGGGCTGCTCGGTCGCGCTCCTTGCCGACTCAATCGATACGACCCAGTACACCACGCAGGCGGCTTTCGGACTTTCCGAAGGGGTCTACATGATCCTCACGGGCCCCTCCGGCGATACGACGGAAAATGCCGTCGCCACGAAAGCGAGCGCCGGGCTCGACAGCTACGCCGCCAAGCTCATGTTCGGCGACTGGATCTATTGGTATGATCAGACGAACGCGGTGACCCGGCTGATCTCTCCACAAGGCTTTGCCGCGGGCCGGCTCGTCAACCTCTCGCCCGAACAGTCGAGCCTCAACAAGCAGCTCTATAGCATCACGGGCAGCCAGAAGAGCGGCTCAGTCGCCTCGGGCCAGTCCAGCACCTATGCCACCGCCGATCTGCAGCTCCTGTTCCAGAACGGCGTCGACGTGATCTGCAATCCGCAGCCGGGCGGCAGCTATTGGGGTGTGCGCTGCGGCCACAACTCCTCGTCGAATGCCGCCACCAACGGCGACAACTATACGCGGATGACAAACTATATCGCGGCGACACTCAGCGCCGGCATGGGGCTCTATGTTGGCGAGGTCATCAACTCGACGTTGTTCCAGAACATCAAGGCTACGCTCCTCGCCTTCCTGCAGGGGATGCTGAGCCAGGGATTGCTGGGCAGCACGACCGGCAGCCAGCCCTTCTCGGTGGTCTGCGACATAACCAACAACCCGCAGTCGAGAACGGCCCTGGGCTACGTGCAGGCTGACGTGCAGGTTCAGTATCAGGGTATCAACGAGAAATTCATCGTCAATGTCGAGGGCGGACAGACCGTGCAGATCAGCAGCACGACCCTCAGCAGTGCGCCATCCTCGTAACGTCATTCCGAAGCGTCATTCTCACGGAGCGCAAGCACTATGGCTCTCACCACCTTCAATACGGGCAAGGATTGCCAGGTCGTCGTGCTTGGGCCCTTCGGCCGCGTCGACCTCGAACACGTCACAGGCTTTGAAAGTCGCCAGATCACCGCGTCGGTGCGCGTCGATCGCATGGACGGCACCATGGTCGGCGCCGAATTGCCGAAAGGCTGGGACGGCTCCTTCGACATCGAGCGCGGTTCCTCGTCCGCCGATGACCTCGTTGCACGGGTCGAGCAGAGCTATCTGGTCGGCACCACGCCCGCGCCAGGCACGCTCTACCAATATGTCGATGAAATTGACGGATCGACATCGACCTATCAGTTCAATGGGGTCGTTTTCAAGCTGACCTCTGCCGGCCTCTACAAGGGCGACGCCAGCGTCAAGCAGCGGCTGGAATTCTATGCGACCAGCCGGAGCACCGTCTCGTGAACCACCCGTCTCGCAGTATTCTCGACAGCTACGGAACGATCGAAACGACGGACGCCGACGGACGGTCACTGACCGTGCGGCCGCCTGATGCGATCGACAAGCTGCGGCTATTCAAGGCCGTGGGGCCGGAGCTCGGCCGGAACCCGCTTTATCTCGGAATGGCAGTCGTGGCGTTTTCCATCACCGCCATTGACGGCGTGCCGGTGCCACCGCCCACGAATGAGCACCAGATCGAAACTCTCATTACCCGCTTGGGCAATAATGGGCTCGACGCCGTGCGCACCATCGTCGAGCGTGACCCGACGGATGCGGAGGTGCGAGAGGAAGCGGGAAACTCAGCCGGCACCCCGACCTGATCGAGTGTCTCTATCTCGTCAAGAACGGGGTGCCGTTCGACATCGCCTTCGGCTTACCCAAATCGTGGCGCCGCGCCTTCACGGTGGCGCTCGGGGAGATGGAGGGCGCGCAGTACAATTGGGAGGCCCTGGCCTGGGACTGTTCGTGACATGCCGCGATACAGTGACCTCTCGAACCTGGACCTGACGGAGATCGGACGCCGCGCTCTGAGCGCAGGCGCTGCAGCACTGGCCGAAGCCGCCCGCCGTCGTGCCTTGGCCACGCCCGGCGCGATTACCCATGCGGCGACCGAGGATGGCCGCGCAACGGTGCGCGTGCTTGATCCCGCACTCGTCCGGCGGGAACGCGGCAGTGTAGACCTGGCGCCCGCGCCATTCCTTGCCCCGGACGCTGCCGATCGCGCCGCGGTGCGCGCCGCCATTGCCGAAAGCCTGCGAAAGGATCTGACGTGAGCGACGAACTCGAATCCATTGGTATCTCAATCGTACTCGAGGATGGCGTCGCCGAGGGAATGCGCCGCATCAGCCGTGACATGGCGCTGTTCAGCCGCCAGACGGAATTGACCGCCGCACAGATGAGTCGCGTCGCGCGGCTACATCTCGGCGCCTATCTGCCGCCGCAGCCTGAACGGCCCAGGCGAGCAGCGCCCGTCACGATCCCGGCACCACGCAATGCGCAAACGATACCGGCGACCGAGGCCCCGCGAGCGCCCCGGCAGGACGCACCAGCATCGGCGCCGGCGACGGCTGCGGCCCATCCAGGCCCGGTGAAACGAAATTCTGATTCTGCGGCCGTTGCACTGAGGCCGAGCGCGGTAGCGTCGAGCACCACCACGGCGGTGCCGCGGGCCATCGCGGTGCTTCAACAAGCGGCACCCCCGCAACACTCCATGCCGGCGGCGCCACCGGTTCCGACGCAGCCCCGAGCAAAGCCAGTCCCTGTCTCTCCAGGCCGCCCGAGCCCCGCATCCATAGCCCAGCCGGCGGCGCCCGTCGCGACGAGGCCAACACGCCCGCTCGATCAACCGTCCGTGCGGCCAAGGATACAGGTAGCCCTGTCAAGCCCAGTATCGCCCGCTGCGCCTCTGGCCCGCCCCATCGCATCTCCTGCTGCGGAGACCGCCGCCGCGAAGACAACACCACTACATGGTCCCAGCCCGGCGCCATTGCCACCGGATGCGAGGCCTTCGGCCACCGCCGTCATCTTACCCGCACGCGTTGCAAGCGCATCGTCGCCGGCAAGCACGCCGAGCGCCGCGCCACCGCCATTGGCGAACACGGCCCCTAATCTTGTGATCGTCCGTCGCCCTGCCAAAGCTCAATCGTCCGCTCCATCAGCCGCGCCAGCCCGCCCTACGAGCCCGGCTCAAACCGTTCTGCCGCCGCAGGCGACAGGGGCCGCAGTCCGCGACACGGTCCCGCCCGCCCGCGTCACACCATCTCCTCGGGTGCCCACTACCTCTGACCGCGGGCCGAGCGTTGTGCCGCCCTCTCCCGCATCGCCCGCTCAACAGAGCCCGACCCGGACATCTCATCCAGCAACGCCAGCCGCACCCGCGCGAAACGAGCAACCCCCTGCACCGGCTCAGGCACAGATGGCCAGCGTGGAGGGCGATGTCTTGCTCGACGGAGCGCAGGTAGGGCGCTGGATTTCCACCGCCATGGCGCGGGAAGCCGGGCGTCCGCCAACCGCGGCCCGTGGATTCAACGCGCGGATGACGCCCGCCTGGCCGGGCTTCCCCCTCTAGTGAAGTGTGATCGGACCTCATGACCACGACCGTCACCCTCGGCCTTGTCACCCTCGAATCCTTCGAGATACCCGCCACCATTGCATTCGGAGGCAAACAGCGCCTCGCCGTTCATGAACTGCCGGGTGGTGGCCGCGTCATCGACGTACTCGGCGGAACGGATACCGACATCACCTTCAGCGGCATCATTTCCGGATCGGATGCCGACACGCGCGCGCAGTTGCTCGACGCGATCCGCGTCACGGGCACAAGCATGCCCCTCAGCTGGGGCGAGCAATACTTCATCGTCATCATCGCCGAAGCCGACTTCGACTATCGCAAGCCGTGGTGGATTCCCTACCGTCTCCGATGTGTCGTGCAGAGCAACCTCGTCTACACGGCCGCCTCGACCGCAATCTCGGCTTTGGCCAGCATCACGGCGAACCTTGCCAGCGCAGCCAGTTTCCTGACCCCAGGACAACCGACCCTGACGGCCGCGCAGACGTCGCTGGCCCAGACCGGGGCTGCCACCTATGGGACCGGCTCCTATGGCCAAAGCGTCAACGCTTTGACTGCAGCGCAGTCGGCTGTGTCGAACGATGTCGCCACCTCCGGCGCGGGCTTGCCGAACCTCGATCTCGGCTTGACAGGGCAAGATCCGGCGGCAGCGGCCAGCGTCATGACAAACGCAACCACGACCGCAGGCTCGCTTGCAGCACTCACCTCGGCGCAGGGCTATGTTGGCAGTGCAATGTCGGCCCTGCAGAACATCGGAACCTGAAGATGAGCGGCGCCAAGAGCACGATCACGGTCGCTGGCGGCGATCTGTTCCACATTGCGGCCCAGCAGCTGGGCGACGCAACGCAATGGATTCGCATCGCTCAGCTCAATGGGCTGTCCGACCCCATGCTGACGGGAGTTACCACGCTGCAACTTCCCGCACCTAACCCTGCGGCGGGAGGCGGTGTTGCCGAGCAATGACCTGGGCACCGCGCGCGGTGTATTCCTGCAGCTTGCGCTGAACGGCAGACGTGTTGCCGGCGTCACCGAGGCGGAGGTCTGCACAAGCGACCATCAGGCTGCGGGCTGGTTCCGCGTTGTCATTGCCCTGGGAGCGGACCCGGTCACCACACCGGCGACCCTGGGGAGCATGACGCAGGCAACCGCTGAGATTCTCGTCGGTCTTGCGCTTCCCGGGCTACCGGCGGCGGCGGCCACCTGGCAAAGCCTGATGACCGGGCCCGTCGACGCGATCACGCTCGACATGACCGGCGGGACCGCTCATCTGACCGGGCGTGACTTCACCAGCCTCTTCATCGATACACTCAGTGCCGAGACCTTCTCCAACAATACCTCGAGCGAGATCGTTCAGACACTCGCACTTCGGCATGGGCTGACACCCGTTGTCACCGCCACCACAACGCCCATCGGCCGGTACTACCAGGAAGGACACGACCTTTCCACGTTCCATCAATTCAGCAAGTTTGTGACGGAATGGGATCTGCTGTCGGGGCTGGCCGAGCGAGAGGGCTTCGATGTCTATGTGCAGAATAGCAGCCTGTGTTTCGCGCCGCCGGCCCTGGATGGGCTCCCGACCGTCTGGCAATGGATGCCCGGTGGCGGCGCCGCGAGCACGCTGACCGCACTGCAGATGGAGCGCAGTCTGGCCCTCGCGCGAGATATCGTGGTGACGGTGCAGAGCTGGAACAGCCGGCAGGCGCAGATGATTACGCAAACTGTGCGATCTTCTGCACAGGGCGCCGTGAGCGCCAGCGGCGCCGCCAGGGCTGCAACGGCCACGACCTATGCGTTGGTCCGCCCGAACCTGACACCGCAGCAGGCCATGACGCTTGCCGTCCAGACGCTGAGTGATCTCAGCAGGCACGAGCGGGTAATCACGGCAGTCATGCCGGGCGAGCTTGACCTGGCGCCGCGCAGCCTTGTGCTGCTGCAAGGCACCAGCAGCGAATTCGACCAGACCTACGCGGTCGACGAAATTACCCGGCGCGTGTCCGCACGCGATGGCTTCGTTCA